GAACTGCTGGAGCTGGAACATTTGATGGTTTTGCCACATTATTAACTGCTGCTACTTTACCAGCTGGTCAAGACATTACTGGAGTTGCAATTACCGCTGAAAACGTTGTTGAAGAATTAGGAAAAGTTGTTGATGCTTTACCATCTTCTTTATACGGAAACGAAGATTTATATATTTATGTTTCTCAAAACGTATTAAGAGCATACAAAAGAGCAATTGCTGCTTCTGGTGGAAGTGTACAAGGTAACAACCAAGATTTAAACGTTGAGTTTTTTGATGGTATTAAAGTTGTTGCAGCAAACGGATTAGCAAATGATACAATAGTATCTACTTTGAAATCTAACTTATATTTTGGAACTGGTTTATTAAATGACCAAAACGAAATCAAAGTTTTAGATATGGCAGATTTAGATGGAAGTAAAAATGTGAGATTTATCGCACGTTATACTGCATCAGTTCAAATAGGAATTTTAGAAGACGTTGTTTTCTATTCTTAATAACAAATAAATAATAACAATAAAGGAGTAGGTGGTTAATCTGCTTACTCCTTTTTTTTATAACTTAAAAAAAAATAATACATATGGCTTGTTTACTTACATCTGGCAGAAAGTTACCTTGTAAAAATTCAGTTGGTGGTTTGAAAGCAGTTTATTTTACAGACTATGGTACATTGGGAGATGTTACAATAGTAGCTGGCGAAATTACTGCGATTGCTGGTACACCAGATTTTTACAAATACGATATTAAAGGTTCTTCTTCTTTAGAAACTGCAATTAATAGTTCAATAGAAAACGGAACAACTTTTTACACACAAACTTTAAATTTAACTTTGACTACTTTAGACAAAGCTACACAAGAAGAAATTAAATTATTAGCTTCATCAAGACCACACGTTGCAATTGAAGACTATAACGGAAACTTCTTTTTAGTTGGTTTAGTTCACGGTGCAGAGGTTACTGGAGGTACTATTGTTAGTGGTGCAGCAATGGGAGATTTAAGTGGTTTTACTTTAACTTTAGAAGGAATGGAAACATCTCCAGCTAATTTTACAGTTTCAACTGTTGTTACTGCAAATGTAAGTGATACACAAATTGACCCAGCATAATTTTTAGTTCTAATTTATTTAAAAAGGGTAATCTTAATTGGTTATCCTTTTTTTTTGCTTTAATATATAAATAATGTGTTTTTTTTTATTATATATATATGAAACATTTGTTACCCACACCTGATGTACAAACTATTAATATTATACCAAGAGTATATTCTACATCTGTAACAATAAGTTTACGAGATGACAGTACAAACAATGTGGTTTCTTTTGTGCTTCCTACTTCTGAAATTAAAGGTAATTATTTAGAACTATCTAATATCTTTTCTTTAAAAGAGGGACATTTTTATGATTTAAAAGTTTATGAAATAAGAGGAAGTTATAAGCAATTTAAAGAAAGAGTTATTGCTTTAGGTGGAACGTTTGAAGACAACACTTGTTTATTGAGTTCTTTAGAAGCGGATGGATTAGTTAATACTACTGATTTAGATATCATTTACAGAGATAAAGTATTTTGCACTGCACAATCAACAAACCAATCAAATAACGAAAGCTATTCAGTCAATAAAGACGAATACAAATCAAAGAGTGGTAATAACGATTTTATAATATTATGAGTAAACACATAAATAAATACAGAAAGCCAACGGTGGCTAAAAAGAAAGATTCAAAGATTAGCTTTGTAAATCTATCAACTTATAGTTCTCCTAAAATTGTAGAATCTAAAAGTAAAGAGTGGGTTGAATTTGGTGCTAACAATAATTACTTTCAATTCTTAATTGATAGGTATAATGGAAGTCCAACAAATAGTGCAGTTATAAACGCTATTTCTCAAATGATTTTTGGTAAAGGTTTGGATGCTACAAACAGTTCTAAAAAACCAGAGCAATATGCTTTAATGATTTCTTTATTTAAAAAGGATGTTGTTAGAAGATTAGCTTATGATTTAAAATTAGCTGGGCAATGTGCTATTCAAGTAATTTATTCAAAAGATAAAAAGACAATTCAAAGAGTTGAACATTTACCAGTTGAAACTTTAAGAGCAGAAAAATGTAGTGCAGACGATAAGCAAGTACAAGCATATTATTACCATCCAGACTGGGCAAATGCAAAGCCAAGCGATGAACCTAAAAGAATACCAGCGTTTGGTGTTTCTAATAGTCCACAACCAATAGAAATTTTATATATAAAGCCCTATAAAGCTGGAATGTATTATTATAGTACACCAGATTATCAAGGTGGTTTACAATACGCAGAATTAGAAGAAGAGGTTTCAAATTATCATTTAAACAACATTTTAAACGGACTTGCACCATCAATGTTAATTAATTTTAACAATGGAATACCAGATGAAAGTGCACAAACAATAATTGAAAATAAGATAAAGAATAAGTTTTCTGGAAGTTCAAATGCTGGTAAATTTATATTAGCTTTTAATGACGATAAAGAATCTGCTGCTGATATTACACCAGTTCAATTAAGTGATGCACACAACCAGTATCAATTTCTTTCAGAGGAATCACAAAAGAAAATAATGGTATCGCATAGAGTTGTTTCTCCTATGTTATTAGGTGTAAAAGATTCAAGTGGATTGGGTAACAATGCAGACGAATTAAAGACTGCAACTATCTTAATGGACAACACAGTTATTAGACCATTTCAAGAACTTTTAATAGATGCCTTTGACCAAATACTTGCATTCAATGGAATTGCTTTAAACCTATATTTTAAGACGTTACAACCTTTAGAATTTACAGATTTAGATAATGTAAAAGACAAAGAAACAAGAGAAGAAGAAACTGGTGTTAAAATGTCTAAAATGGATTCTGATTTAGAAGAGTTTGGAGAAGATGAAGATTTAGATGAGTGGGAATTAATAGACGAAAGAAAAGTAGATTACGATTCAGAAGAAGAATTAGATAAAGAAGTTGAAGCGTTAAACAATCCTAAATTATCTATCCTTTCTAAAATATACAATTTTGCAACTACTGGAACGGCAAGACCAAATGCAAAGAGCGAACAAGATGGAGAAGCAAACGGTTTTAAGTTCAAAGTAAGATACCAATACGCACCTTTAACTGCAAGTTCTGATAGTAGAGAGTTTTGCAAGAAAATGGTAGCGTCTAAAAAAATATATCGTAAAGAAGATATACAAATGATGAGTAAAAGTAGCGTAAATGCTGGATGGGGATTAAATGGTGCTGATAATTACGACATCTTTTTATATAAAGGCGGAGGAGATTGTCATCATTTTTGGATGAGAAAGACTTATAAGTCAAAAAGAAAAGGTGGAACTGCTGATGCTAAAAATCCAAATTCAGAAATAAGCGTAAATAAGGCTAAAAAAGAGGGATTTAAACCAGAAGTAAACGCTAAAGAGGTTGCAAAAAGACCAACAGATATGCCTAATAACGGATTTGTAAACAAAAAAAGATAATATGGCAACTGCATTATTTATAAGTAGAACGGATTTAGTAAAAAACACTATCATAGATGGTAATGTTGATACTGATTTATTCATACAATATGTGAAGATTTCACAAGAGATACACATACAAAACTATTTAGGTAGTAAATTATATGATAAAATATCTGCTGACATTATAGCTGATAATTTAACTGGAGATTATTTAACGTTGGTTAACGATTATATACAACCTATGTTAATACATTATGCTATGGTTGATTTTCTTCCATTTGCAGCGTATCAATTAAAGTCTGGAGGTATATTTAAACATTCTTCGGAAAACTCTGAAGCTGCTTCTAAAGATGAAGTTGATTATTTAGTACAAAAAGAAAGGGATTTTGCAGAACATTATACAAGAAGATTTGTAGATTATATTTGTTTTGATAGTTCAAAGTTTCCAGAGTACAATCAAAATGTAAATTCTGATGTATATCCAGATAAAAATGTAGGTGGTTCAAATTGGGTAATATAATGAAAGGATATAAACCGAAAGCAGTAAACGTTGTTAAATTAGAAAAGTATTTAACTAAAAAAGAGAAAGCAAATGGCAAATGAAATTTACAATAGTACTTGGTGGGGAAACACAATTGATACTGCATCTTCAATAGGTACATCTACTGATATGATACAAGGGCAATTCAATATGAATGACAGACAAGAAGTAGAAGCAGTTAAATGTTTAGCAGATACAATACATACAATAGGATTAAAAAACATATAAAACAAAGATAATGGCGAAACCAAAATTAGCACTCATACCAGCAACGCAAGGAAGCAAGTTGTATTCCGTATTACCAGCAGATGGTGTAGGAGATTTCAATTTTTCAAGAGGTACAACAGCTACAAGAATAAATAAAGATGGATTAATTGAAACAGTTGCAAGTGGTGTTTCAAGATTAAACTATCCTTTAATTGATGGTGTTGTAAATGGTTGTCCAAGTCATTTGTTAGAGCCGCAGAGGACTAATTTGATTACTTATTCGGAAGATTTTAGTCAATGGGTTTTATCTAATTCTGGAAATGGTCAAATACCTATTTTAACAAGTAATTATACTACTAATTTAGGTTTAAATGCTTCAAGAATTATTTTCAATAGAACAAGTGCAAGTGCAAGTAATGTTTCTGCAATAAGAGGGAACGATTTTACGCAATCAACAAATACATTTTCTGTTTATATAAAATCAAATACAAGTAATGTAAATATAGATTTTAGATTAGGTTCATCTATTTTAATTTATGAGATAACTACTGAATGGAAAAGAATAGAGATTAGTGGTTCTGACTTTTATCGTTCTTATTTTGGTTTGTTAGGTAATGATAGCAATGTGTATGCAGATATATCCATAGTTGCAGCACAAGTAGAACAAGGAAGCTACGCTACTTCTTACATACCAACAAGCGGTTCAGCAGTTCCTCGTTCAGCTGAAACTGCTTCGGGTTCTGGTGATGCGAATACGTTTAATGGTTCGGGTGTTTTTTTTGCTGAAATTAGTGCTTTATCTAATGATTTAACAAATAGAATTATTTCGATTAGCGATGGAACGGCAGATAATAGATTTTTATTGTCTTTTTCAACTAATTCTAATGAAATAAGTGTTTTATTAAGAGTTGGAGGTGTTCCGGAAGGAAATTTTTCTTTTGTACTTAACAATATATTATCATTAAATAAAATAGCGTATAAATTTAGTGAAACAGAATTTGCATTATGGGTTAATGGCGTTAAAGTTGATTCTGTTACGGGTAATTTTGATGTTTGGAATAATAATGTAGTTAATAACCTACGTTTTTCAAGTAGAGACGGGTCTTATCCATTTTACGGAAACGTAAAACAAATTCAATACTTCGATTCAGTATTAACAGATGCAGAATTACAAGCATTAACAAGCAACTAATCACTAATAGTTATAACCATAAGGGTAACAAATACACACATTAAACCAACAAGAGTAAAATATAAAATTATTAATAAAATAGGCAAGTATAGCTTCGATTCAAGAGAACAAGCACAAACAAAGATTGATGCTTTAGGAACTGCAACTGATGAAGATGGTACTATTGACCATCCTTATGGTTGGAAATCTAAAAGTGTTAATATTGATGGAAATGGTGTACACGCTTTCTTTGGACTGAATTACGATTCTTTAAAATTCTAACGTTGGATATGCAAGATATAAAAATAGGAGCAATTAATCTACTAACTTTTACAGTTAGCTTTTCAAACATTGAACAATGGCTAAAAATAGCTTTATTAGTTGTTTCTATTGCATATACTGTATTGAAAATATTTAAAATGAGTAATAATAATGAAACTAACAAAAAACTTTAGTAAGTCAGAATTTGAATGTTCTTGTGGATGTGAAATGCCTTTGGAAGTGTTTCACAATATTCAAAAGGTCGCTAATCAACTTCAAATATTAAGAGATGCAACTGGTAAGTCAATTACTGTTAATAGTGCTTATAGGTGTGTAAAGCACAATAAAGCTATTGGTGGAGTAGATTCATCACAACATATTTTAGGTAAAGCAGCAGATATTGTAGTTAAAGGAGTTGATCCAAGTATAATATTTGATTTAATTGATTTGTTTATAAACGATTGTGAGATGCTTCAAGGTGGTCTTGGTAATTACAATTCATTTACACATTACGATATACGCAAAATAAAAGCACGTTGGGATTATAGAAAGTAATATGAAGCTATTAAAAGACTTATTACATTTTATAATGTTTTTATGTGGTGCAATAATAAGAATAGATAATATTAACTATCCAAATATACTAATGTTAATTAACAGAATAATTATTACAATATTTTTAATAATATGTTTACAATTAAATTATTTTGTAAACTTAAAAAGGTACAATTAAAATGAAAAAGATATTAGATTGGTTTAGCGGTGGTGTAATTAAAGAGGTAGGTAAAGTAATAGATAATTTATTTACTACTAATGAAGAGCGTATAAAAGCTAAAAACGAAGTATTTAAAGTACTAAAAGAACAACAATTAGAGTTACAGAAACTACAAACAGAAATAATATTAGCAGAAGCAAATGGTAATTGGCTACAAAGAAGTTGGCGACCAATACTAATGCTTTCTTTTGGCTTTATAGTTATTTATGTAAAATTTATAGCACCTATGTTTAGTTTACCTATACCACCTTTAGAAGACCAATTTTGGAGTTTACTTAATTTAGGTATTGGCGGATATGTAGTTGGTAGAAGTGCAGAGAAAGTTATGAAAGAATATAAAAAGTAAACCCCACATTAAAACGTGGGGCAACAGTTGATAAAAAGCATTAAAACGCTTCTTATCTTTGTGTTGGTAAAACATTAAAACGATTTTACAACACGGTATATAGTTAATGCCTAAGTCCGTGCCTTACCATCATTTTCCACTTCTTTAGCCATAATTAAAATATTTTTTCTAGCCCATTCCACCCCAGCTTCAAAACCTTTTTTAAGTTCTTTATAACTATTTGTTTCGTGCATATCAAAATAATTATGTGCATAATATTCAGATGCTTTTTCAATTTGTTGTTTTGTGTTTTCCATTTTATAAAATATTTTAATTATTACTTCTGTTCTTAATTCAATCTTCGTACTATTTACACGGCACTAACCATATACCTATACGTTGTAAATAATACTAAATAGGCTCAGCCATTAGGCAACAGTAAAATTTATCAACATCATAATCTTTTAAATGTGTTGTTTTTTTAGTCCTTAAGTTTTTAATTAAACAATATTCATATCTAATTTTAACCCTACTTGCATCATTAAATGCGTGTTTAAATTTATATTTTTTAATAATTTTAAACCTATCCTCTGGCAATCTTTTATAGCGTGCCATTTTTTTCAAGCACTCTTCAATATTAAAACCTCTCAATATATCTGCATCTATTTCATACCAAGAAAACGGAAAATAAAACTCTTGACCAATTGCGTAATCTTCAAATTTATACCCACTACCCATAAAACACACAGTGTCTATATTTCTTGATTTTAATAATTCTAAATATTCTTTCTCTTTCCACATAATATATTATTTACAACACTATCCAAAGTGAATTAAAACGCCATTTTACACTAGACGTTGGCAGTAACTAAGAATTAACTCATTTTGCAACTACCTAAAACCCATTCAATTTTTCTAACAAGTTCTGGTTTTTTAAATCCATTTTTGCAATAATTGTTTATTAATTTAAAAAGGTCTTTCTCAAATTCAGAGCCACTACTGCCAACACCAGATAAATTTAATTGCTCTAAATGGTATTTTTGCATATTTTCTGATATGTGTTCAATCATTCCATCGTCCATATAGTCATAATCAGATAATCCTTGCTTATATAAAAACTCTTTGGCTTTTTTGTTCATTGTTTATTTATTTAATTTATTAATATTCTATCCGCAACTAACCTTAACCGTATACGTTACCCACCATTAACCTCTATAAGTTGCTTAACATTCCAATAGGCTTGTGCGTAATTTGTAATTCATTCCAATGATGTGTAAAGTTTAAGGTTACTGTAGATTGTTTGGGTTGCACACAGCATTCTTTTTTTTCGCTGCAACGAGTTAAAAGCACGAACGTTAAAATTAATAAACAGTATTTTTTTCTCATTTTATTTGAATGATTAATCCATCTGAAAACCCTTTGTTTTCAGGAATGTCTCCATCTTCACTACTGCTTTCTCCAACGGCAATAATTGTTTTGTTAATTCAATTATAAAAGTTTTATAACAACTCTCTTTTGTAGCTAATCTCGCTTCTTTCTCAATATTTAAAGGGCAGTCTTTTAATTCCGCTAATACTGTTTTTAATCTACGCTCGTAATCTTCTTTTAATTCTTTCATAATGTTTTGTTTTTAAATTTTCGCACTAACCATATAACCATACGTTGTAAACAATTATGCCCTAGAATAAATGTTATCAAAACACTCATTGCAAAAACCTAACTTTTGTGTTGGCTTACAAAGACAGTTAGCGCATAACTGCTCGCTATCGCTTTCACAACAACGTGTATAATTATCATCTTCTACTGTTTTAACACATTCTATTACTAAATTAATTAGTTCTTTTTGGTTCATCTTTATTTATTTACTTTATTAATATTCTACACATCTAACCTTAACCTTACAAGTACGTTAAGCAAATATACAAAATAATTTAATAAGTAAATGTTAAAGTTTGTTAAAGTATTTTTTAATTGAACATAGTTATTCTATTATACGAGTAAATATTTTTTGATAATAATGTTTTCTAATATTTTTTGATAAATATATATTTGTAATATCCAAGCCAATTATTAAAAAGTAATGCTTTAGTTTTATTATGGGATAAATTTACGGGTATTTTTTTTGATAATTGCTATATTTCAACATTACTATTTATTTATTTATTAACAAGTCTTATTTTATAAGGCTTTCTTTAATGTGTTAACAAGTAAATTATTATTCAACTATATATATACTGTATATTTGAATAGGGATTGATTAACCTTACTATCTTGTTTTTTTTCATTAACACTTGTTTTAAATAGAGGTCAGAAATGGCTTCTATTTTTTTTAACATTTTTTTAACATCTTAAATAGTTGTAGAACTAAAAAGAGGTTGTAAGTTTGCTTCATAATTAATCACTAAAACAAATAATATGGAAGAATCATTAACAATTTTACAAGAGTACGCAATTGCATCTGATAATTTATGGCTTGCTGGCAAATTACAATTATTAGAAAAAGAAATTGAAATAGACATATTAAATGCAGAAATAAAAATGCTTGACAAATTTTAAATTATGAAAGAAAGTAGAAAAGATTTTATTAAGAAAGCGCACAAGAACGCTTGTAGTGAGTGGAAGACTAATATTGAAAAAGAGTTTCCTAAGTTATTTAAAAAGGATGCTTTAGTGGTTGGGAAATGGTATAAACTAGCTAATTCAGGAGACCATATAACTGGGTTAGACCGAGACCATAACCTTATATTTGTAGAAGAGTTTAATAAATGTAATATAGCTAAAAGGTTTAATGAATTATTCGAAGAAAACGTACATTTATTATATGAAAATCATTTATTTGGACACAATCCTAGCGGTAAAAAAGTTTGCTATTTGGGATGTAAAACTACTATTAAAGGTCTAACACTAGCAACCGACAAAGAAGTAGAGCAAGCACTTATTAAAGAAGCTAAGAAGAGAGGGTTTAAAAAAGGGGTTTACTCTAAGTGTTTGTGGAACAAAATTACTAAAAAATTAGAGCAAGGTGGATTTCATAACGATAGAAATGAATTATGGTTTTGCGGAGCTCATATATTTGACAACGGTAAATGGGCAGAAATAATATAAACCATTACAAAAGAACAAGCAGAAAAAGAATTAGGTAAAACAATTTTAAATTAAATTATGAAAGTAAATGAAGTAGCTTGGGCAAACTTAAAAAAGCAAATAGAAATGCACTTAAAAGAAGATCCTAATTTAACAGATGTAAAAATTAATTATCAAATGAAAATACCAACTTTTGGAACAAGAAACTATTTAAACTTAAATGTTTCAATTAATAAATAAAAATTAACTATATTTACAAAAACAAATTTAAACAAATGAACAAATTAAGAAAGATTCAAGCCGAATTAAAAGCACCCAAATCACAACGCAATTCGTTTGGTAAATACAACTATCGAAGTTGTGAAGATATTTTAGAAGCAGTTAAACCGCTTTTAGATAAATACGAATGTACATTAACAGTTTCAGACGAAATTAAACAATTAGGAGATATTATATTTGTAGAATCAATTGCAATTATATCTGATGGAGAAAACCAAGTACACACTAAAGCACAAGCTGGAATAGACCCAAATCGTAAAGGTATGGACATTGCACAAAGTTTTGGTAGCAGTAGTTCATATTCAAGAAAGTATGCTTTAAATGGCTTATTTTTGATTGATGACACTAAAGATGCTGATAGTACAAATACTCACGGAAAGGAAGGTAAAGCACCAAAAGCAACTGCAACTTCTGATAAAGAATGGCTAAATAAGGGTACTGCTGAATTTACAAAAGTACAAGCATATTTAAAAGGCGGTGGTACACTTTCAAACGTAGAAAAGAAATACAAAGTTTCAAAAGAAACAAAGGAATTATTAACTAAATAAATTAGAAATCAATTAAAATTAGAATTATGAGCAACAAAAGTTATTTATTAGGAGATGTAGAATTACATTTAGAAGAAATTAAACAGTTATCACAATACTTTGAAAGTATTTTAACTTACAATTCTCAAAAAAAGTTAGTACCAAAGAAAGATGAAAACGGAAAAGAGTTGAAGAAACTTAAATTAAACTTTTCAATTTTTGAAGAAGGTAACTACGGTAAAAATGTATCTTTTACAATTCCACAAAGCAAAGAGCAAAGGGGTTTTTCGAAGAAAAGGTACGTTGCAAATGGTAAAATTTATTATGCATCAGATGACTTACAGGGTTTTGTACAAAAGTCAGAAGCTAAAGTAGAAGTTCAACAAGAAGAAACAGTAGATTTACCATTTTAATTAATTAATTCAAAGGGGTGTTAATAGCATCCCTTTTTTATTCTATGTGGATATATAAAGACCAAATTATAAAAGAAATAACTGATTTTCCAGAAGATGCAATAGGCTTCGTTTACAAGATATTTAACAAAAAAATAGACAAATACTATATAGGTAAAAAGATATTGCTTAATAAGCGTACTAAACCACCATTAAAAGGATATAAGCGTAAAAGAGTTGAATGGGTAGAAAGTAATTGGTTGAAATATACTGGAAGTAATTCAGAAACAAAAAAATGGTTAGTTGAAGATTGTGAAAGAAGAATAGTTTACATTTGTTATAATCGCACAATGATGACTTATTACGAAACCGATTTACAATTTCAAGAAAAGGTTTTAGAAAGGGATAATTTTCTAAACGATAATATTTTAGGTAAATTTTTTAAAACAAGAATAATCAAATATAAAGAAGATGAATCAAACAAGTATACAAGATGATAGTAAAGAAGTTAAAAGAATGGAGATGCAACTTTTGTATGATGATGCTTATGTTGACATATCAGAAGAAGTAAAATACCCACCAGTAGCAATTAGTTGTGGTTCTTACACAGAAAAAAATACAGATGGAACAAGTTCAGAATATCCAATACCTTTAGGAACTTACGGAAACTTCAGTTTCGTACAAGCACAACCAAAAGTTGGTAAATCATTTTTTACAAGTTTGTTAACATCTGCTTACTTAAATAACGGAAACAAATTTACTGGTAAAATAAAAGGGCATAGAAAAGGTAGAAACGTAATTCACTTTGATACAGAACAAGGAAGATTTCACGCTCAAAAGGTTTTTATAAGACCGATAATGATGAACGGTTTAGAAACTGATGATAAATATTATACTTACGCTTTAAGAAATATGAGTCCATCAGATAGGATTGATTTTATTGATTACGTTTTAAGTGATGTTTTAGATGGAAAGAATATAGGTTTAATAATTATTGATGGAATTGCTGATTTAGTTGCTGATATAAATAATCTTGAACAATGTTCTATGGCAGTTCAAAAATTAATGAGTTGGACTGATGAATATAAATGCCACATTGTAACGGTTATACATTCGAATTACGGAAGTGATAAACCAACTGGACATTTAGGAAGTTTTTTAGAAAAGAAAGCAGAACTTCAAATTAAGTTAGAAGCAAATCACGTTAACAAGGGCTGGGTTTCAGTTGAATGTAAAAGAAGTAGAAATAGAGGTTTTGAACCTTTTAGCTTTTTAATAAATGAAAACGGTTTACCAGAATTTGTTGACAATTCTTATGAATTTTACCATTAATATATTTTCAGTATATTAGCATATATGCAAAACTGGAAAGAGAAAGACTTATTCGAATGGTTAAGTAACAACCATTACAAAACATTAGTAAATAGTAAAAACCCAATTTCAAGATGGGATTGCTATGATATTGAAACTCAAAATAGAATAGAATTAAAATGTAGACGAAAACATTATAGCACTTTAATTTTAGAAAAGAGCAAATACGATGCTATGCTATTGGAATCAAATAAAAATTTAGATATACCAATTTACATTAATAGCACACCAGAAGGTGTTTACTTATTTAACTTAAATGAAATAGATATAAAATGGTTTACAAAATCATTACCAGCAACAACTGAATTTAAAAAACGTATTTGGGTGAAAAAAGAAATAACAGAATTACAAGTAGTAAAAGCAATTAAATTAAAATAAAAACAATGGAATCAATCACACTATTAAATAAGGAAGTATTTAACAAAGAAGAAATATTAGTTAAAATGATGGATGATACGTTTTACTACGGTTATCTTGGTAAACACGCTTTATCTTCATCAAGTTGTAAAAGTCTTTTAGAATCTCCAGAAGCATACGTTGCAATGTTAAATAAACCACCAAAGGAGAAAGAACCTCAACCGTTTAGGGATGGCAGACTAATTCATTTGTTAAGTTTAGAACCACATAGAATAGACGAATTAACAATTATAGAAAGCACCAAAGGAAGTAAAGCATATAAGTTAGCAGTTGAAGAACAATTACCACAAACAGTTTACACTTTAGCAGAACTAAACAGATGTAAGGCAGTTGCAGAAGCGGTGCTAAACAATAAAGATTTTAATAGGTTAGTTAAACAAGCAGAATTTGAAGTGCCAGAAATAGGCTATTATAACGATTTACCATTTAGGGGAAAAGCTGATATACTTTTACAAGGTATTGTTGTAGATTTAAAAACTACAAGTGATATAAGTAAGTTTTCAGAATCTGCTTTACTTTACAATTATGATTTACAAGCTGCACTATATTTAGAGTTGTTTGGAGCGTTTGAATTTAATTACGTTGTAGTTGATAAACAAACAAAGGAAGTTGAATTTGTTACATTATCAGATGAATTTATTGCTGGTGGTTATGAAAAGTTAAAAATAGCAACTGACAATTATAAAAAGTATATTGATAATAAAAAATTTTACGAACAATATTATTATAATAATTTAGAAGCGAGTAGTAAAGCTTTAAGTTTAAGTGAGTCTATCTTAAAAAGAATAAAACATATATGATGAAAGAAGCAAAAGCATTTCTAATATCTAATTTAAAAAAAATATTTTTAAAATTAGAGAATGTTGAAATTTCTTATGAATTCAGAGATTCGTCTCAAACACACATAGTTGAAGTTAAGCCTAACTCAATTTATAAAACTTGTGAAAAATATATAAAACAAGAAATAGAGCTTGAAGATTCTTTTTACAAGAATTTCCCAGCTGAAACAATGCTTTTTATTACTGAAGATTCTTTAACTAAAATAAAGTCTCCTGATTTAGTTCTAAAATATAAGTTGGCATACAACATATCTAATTCTTACACACCAATTTTATTAAGTTCACTTTTGACTAAAAATCAATTAGCAAACGCTGGTGAAAATAATTACGCTTTATCTTCATCAAGTTGTAAAAGTATATTGATAATAAAGAATTTTACGATAATAATTTTAAATCAATAACTAAATAATATGGAAGCAAAAGAATTAAGGATTGGGAATTTGTTTAGATTTATTTCTACTAATTCCATTGAATATGTGTCAGATATTAAAACTAATGGATTAAAAACTCCAGTAATTAATAATGTTAGTATAAAAGATACTGAACCAATACCACTAACAGAAGAATGGTTGGTTAAGTTTGGGTTTGTTTTAGATTTAGACTCACACCGAATCACCTACCTAAGCAAGCACATAACAATCTATATGCAAGATGGTATTTTTTGGTGTGATATGCTATGGGGTTGTTTAGAATTAAAACACGTACACCAATTACAAAACTTATACTTTGCATTAACTAACGAAGAATTAACAATTAAATGGTTATGGAAGATAGACAATGCAATCAATTAAATTCAGTTGCTTATAATAGTTGTGTAGATAGTTACTATCAAACAAAAGATAAAAATGATGTGTACGAATATTGGCTTTACCTTGTAGAAGCTGGTAGGGTTTGCGAAGCAAAAGGTGTTGAAAAGGCATTGGAATTAATTACATTACTTGAAGACTTGAATATATATGGCAAAGGCAAAGAAGAAGATAACGATTAAAAACTGCAATTACGATGCAATGCTTTACTGTTTCAGAAAAGGCTTTAGGATTTATCCAAAGGTTTCTGGTTCTAAATTTAAAGTGTTTTATACTTTAGGAGGTAACGGACAGTTTTATATGAAAGGCAAAGAATTTAGTGCAGGAGAATCTTATCAAGCAATTTGGGATTTATACACAAAGATTTACGAATACGATAAAAACAAATAAAAGATGAATAGTTTAGAAAAATTATTAGAAATTACAGAAACATTTAACAGAGAGTTAGAACTTGAAGAACAGAAAGACGACAGAAAAGGTATGCCAGTTTACTCTGGTGTTCTTACTTATTTTCCAGATGCTTTAAAAGAAGTTGCTAAATGTAGTTTAGCTGGACAGAAACAACATAATCAAGGAGATAAATTATATTGGGATAAAAATAAAAGTTTTGATAATGAAGATGCTTTAGTCAGACATTTAATAGACCATTCAAAGAATCCAGTTGATGAAGATGGTGTATTGCATTTAGCAAAAGTAAGTTGGAGGGCATTAGCATCGTTGCAAATATATTTAGAGAATAGATAATAAAAACGTTTAATAAAGTTTATAAGGGTGGCAAATAGCTATCCTTTTTTTATGCCTAAATTTTATTTAAATGTTAAATTATGTTAAAGTTTGTTAAAAGATAGTTCATAAACTAAAAATAGGTTGTATCTTTGGTGTATAATTAAAAACAAACAAGATGAAAAAAAGTAAACAAGACCAAGTATTATCAAACCAAGTGCATTTAGTAGTAATGACAATTATAGTAATAATATTAATCACAACAAACTTTTAATATGAAAAGAGCAATAGAGTACTTTGCAGAGTTTATGGTATATTTAGTTATGACAATGTCAGTATGTTTTTTAGTGCTAACGTTTATATCAATGATCATTAAATTATTTACAAGGTAATTATGACAGAAGCAATACAAGTTCTTATAGAAACAATTGAACCATCATACGAAACAACTGGTAGTTATCAATATCCGCTTCCTAATGAAGTAACTTTATCTATTGATAGTAGTACTTATGTTATAGACTTAAACCTTAAAGAGAGTGTTTTAAAAGCTGAAATATGGAACGCTGAAGATGAAATAGAATTGACAAGTGAAGATGTAGATTTTATTTACAATTATCTTGATGGCTTATTAGAAGAAGAAATTGATTTAACTAAAAGATATTACGAAGAAGAAAAGTATCAAGAACAAACATCATATTATATAAGATAATGGAAAATATAACAAACGAGTGCAATATGGAATTAATGGCAAGGTATGAAGATAACCACTTTGATTTAGCTATTGTAGACCCGCCTTATGGAATTGATGTTACTAAAATGACTTTGGGAAACGGAAAAAAGAAAATAGACAGAGGCACTACAAACTGGGATAGCAACACTCCTACAAAGGAGTATTTTGAAGAATTAAGGAGGGTTTCTAAAAATCAAATTATATGACTGAAAACTTACCTCCAAGTATGGGTTGGATTTATTGGGATAAAGGAACTGGTGCAAATGATTTTAGTGATGGGGAACTTGCTTACACCAGCTTTAACAGAGCATTAAGAAGTTATAAAGTTAGTTGGGTAGGTGCTAATGCAAATAATGGCACACCAAGAATACACCCAACGGAAAAACCTATTAAATTGTATGAATGGATTTTAGATAAATATGCCAAAGAAAATGATAAGATATTAGACACTCATTTAGGTAGTGGCTCAATTGCTTTAGCGTGCCACAATTTAAAGTTTGATTTAACCGCTTGTGAATTAGATACAGAATATTATAACGCAGCAATGAAAAGATTAAAAGAACATCAACAACAATTAACAATGTTTTAAAATATGGAATTAACAAAAAAACAATTAATAAAAGTAAGTGGTGCAATATTATCAAGTTACATCAATAATCATTACCTTGAAGAAACAAAGCATTTAGGTGTGTTTAGGCAAACAACTAAAAAGAATGTTTCAAGAACATTAGAAGACTTATTAAAAATAGAATTAGAGTTCTTTGATAAAGTTTATGATTTAGATGACGATAAAGTAGGAAGCACAATAATACAAAACAATTTAGTTTTTATAGATGAATTTTTAAAGTTTGACTTTAACGAGTTCAGTAAACTACAAGAAGTATTTGTTGCTTACACAAAAGACCCAAAAAGAATTACAAGTATATCAGATAAAATATTAATCAAAGCTGGTGCAGAAAAAATATAAATAAAAAACAATTATGGCAAACAAGAATAAAGATTACAGTATTGCAGATGCAAATAAAATATTAGAAGACTTTCAAGAACTATCTGGAGTTGATGCATTATCATTATCAAGAAAACCAATAGATGCTTATTTTAGAGCATTACTTTATAAAGTATTAATGTATTTCAATTATATGAATGACAGACAAGTTGAAGATTTCTTTTGGACTAAACGAGTTAAAAGAACAAGAGTTGCAGTATACCACGCAATTCGTAAAATTGATTTATATTATCATAACTATTCAGATTTTAGAAACGTTTACAATATTTACTTTGATGACAAAATAGAAGAGTTTAAATTACTTGATAATAAGATTAAAGGCAGAGCAGATGAATTAAATAATAGAGTTAAAGGTAAATTACCTAAAAAAGAAAACGATGCCTTACAACTGCTTATAAATAGTTTACCATCATACAGAAGAGATGAAGTATATGAAATGGTTAATTTGAGAGTTAAGTCTTGGAGTTGGAAGTCTAAAGATAAATGTGAAGTAATTGAAAGCAGTGATGGTATAACAAGTAGTGCTTGGTAATAACTATAAGTTTTATTTATAGTATAATGTTTAACTATAAGAAAATAATATAGTAAAAAGAATAAATTGTGGTTTTAAAAGCATTATATAATTATACTTATATATTAAGTTATATGTAATAGCTACATACATATTTATCAAAATATATTAGAACATATAAATACAATGATGTGTTTTGGGTATATTATATTCTTTTTTCAAATCAACCTTTCTGTTAATAAGTAAATAACTTTTTGCGTTTAATATATTGTATATTTATATAAATATATATTATATGTTAGAAAAGATTTACGCTTCACACAATAAATGGATTAATACAGTTTTAAAATTTGGATGCACTCAAAATGAAGCAGAAGATATTGTTGGCAATATGTATGTTATTATAGGTACGATGCTTAAAAAAGGTTTAAACATTGCTTACGGTGAAGATGTAAATTATTACTATATATACTTAACTCTTAAAACTTCATTCCTACAAATGAAAAATAGACAAACAAAAGAAAAAAAGGTTTCAATTGATTTAATTTTAGATATTGAAGCTGGTTCTTGTGTAGATTTTGATGCAGCAAATGATATAGTACTTGAAGAATTAGATAATGTTCATTGGTACGATAAAAAAGTATTTGAATTAATACAAGGAGAATATTCAATTACGGAACTATCAAACAAAACAAATATAACGTATCATTCTTTGTACAATACCTATAAAAAAACAAAACAAAAGTTAAGAGATAAAATAATAGAAAAATAAATATTATGAAAAAAAAACAAAAAACATTAACAATACTTGAGTTTATTTCAATAGGTTTTATTGCCTTTTGTATGGTCGCAGTTTTAGTAGATGCTATTTTAAAAAACAAATAATGAAGTTAGGAGATTTAATAGAACGCATTACATATTATACTGGAATCAAATGGTTGTTTAAAAAAGTGTTTGGTAATGATTGTGGATGTGATGAAAGACAAAATAATCTAAACGATATTGAACTATTTTAATTATGGTAGAAGATAAACTAATATGGAACGGAATTAAAGAAAGGATTACTTCTAAAATGAGTAATGAAGACTTTAAAACAATGTGTAGATTACATTCAAAATACTTCAATCATAAGTACCAAGAAATTTGCACTTGCAATAAGAATAGATTAAGACAATGGATTCAAGAATTAACTGATAAATTAATATAAATATGACACCAAAAGAAAAAGTAAAAGAGTTGGTAGAAAAGTATACACTTTATTTAGGTACTGATGTTAACGGTGACGAATGCTATGTAGATATAATGGAAGCTAAAAGATGTGCATTAATTTGTGTAGATGAGATATTAGAAGCATTAGAACACCACACGTGGCAAAATAAAGATTGGGTAAGATTCTACAAAGAAGTTAAAGAAGAAATAAATTAATATGAAAGCAAAAGAAAAAGCAAAAAAGTTAATGGAAAAGTATCAGTTTAATGGAGATATGATTGATGATATTAGAATGAGTGAAGAGTCTGCAATAGAATCTGCATTAATTTGTGTAGATGAGATATTAGAAGCAAACGAAAAAATATCATTAAAAGATTTAAGAGAGACAATAGAAACAAATGATATACTTTGTCAACTAACAGATAACGCTATGTATTGGCAAAAAGTTAAAAAAGAGATAAATAAAATATGAAGAAACACACAATAAAAAAACATACAATAAATGAAAGAATAGCATTATTAGAAAAGATGTGCTATAAATTAGCATTAGAAGTTCAAGCAATTGTTGCTGCTATTAATATGACAGTTGAAAAAGATAAAGAAATATGAAATTAAAAGATAAGACATTAGAAAGAATTATTGAGAACGAAAATACTATTACTAAATTAGAATCTATTTGTAATAGTATGGTGCAAGAATTAGGTGGTTGCGAACATCATATTTTAAATTCAAGTGATGCCAGAAAGTATGGTGTTGAACTTGGCAGTTTAATATCTTGTTTATTGGGATGCTATGGTAAAATAAAAGACATTAGAAAGAATTATTGAGAACGAATAAAATACTTTATATTTCTTATTATATAATTAGTAAACTAATTTAAACTGATTATGGACAAAAGAGAAAACAACAAAGGTACAATAGGTAATAAAGGAGGTAGACCATCTAAAGCAGAAGAAGTTAAGATGATTGAAAGATTAACTCCATTAGAACCAAAGGCATTTAAAGCATTAGAAAAAGGAGTGGAACAAGGCGATTTTAAATATGTTCAAATGTTTTATAATTACTATGCTGGTAAGCCAAAAGAAACAAAAGATATTTCAATTACATCAGAGCAACCTTTATTTGATTTATAAATGTTTCAGACTACAACTGCAATAAAGAAATTACACGCACTTACAAAACGTAAGAAAGTAATACAAGGAGGTACATCAGCTGGTAAAACATTTGGTATACTTCCTATTCTTATTGATAGATGTATTAGAAATCCTATAACAGAAACGAGTGTAGTATCTGAATCAATTCCACATTTACGTAGAGGTGCAATAAAAGACTTCTTAAAGATAATGATTGCAACTGGTAGGTTTAGGGATAACCAATGGAATAGAAGTACCTTAAAATACACATTTACAAATGGTTCTTATATTGAGTTCTTTTCAGTAGAGCAACCAGACAAATTACGTGGTGCAAGAAGAAATGTATTGTATGTAAATGAAGCAAACAATATACCTTTTGAAGCTTACAATCAATTAGCAATTAGAACTTCTGGAGATATATGGATCGACTTTAATCCAACTGCAAACTTCTGGGCTCATAAGGAGGTCGCTAATCAATCGGATGCAGATTTCATTACACTTACTTATTTAGATAACGAAGCGTTACCACAAACCATTGTAGACGATATAGAATCAGCAAGAGAAAGAGCAAAGACATCTGACTATTGGAGCAACTGGTGGAAAGTTTACGGACTCGGTCAAGTAGGTTCTTTAGAGGGTGTATGTATTAAAGAATGGAAAAGTATTAAGTTACCAATTGAAGCAAGATTATTATGTTACGGAATGGATTTTGGTTATAGTAATGACCCAAGTACATTAATAGCATTATACAAATACAACAATGCTTATATCTTTGATGAAATAATATACCAAAAGAAGCTGTTAAATAGTGATATATCAAATCTATTTAAAGAACACGATATAAGAGAAATAGTTTATGCAGATAGTGCAGAGCCAAAATCAATAGCAGAATTAAAAACATACGGACATAAAGTGTTGCCTTGTACAAAAGGTAAAGATTCAATTGTTTATGGTATCAACTTAATAAATCAAAATCAAATATACATTACAGAAAGAAGTAAGAACTTAATTAAGGAGTTACAAAGTTATACTTGGATGAAAGACAGAGAGGGCAACACTATTAATAAACCAATAGACGCTTTTAATCATTGTATAGATGCAGCACGTTATGCAATTACATCACAATTAAAGAATCCAAATAAGGGGAGCTATAATATAAGATAATGAATAACGAAACAATGATAGCAATAGTTGAATGCTATATACATCATAGAACAGATAAAAAGGTAAGGATTAGAAAACCAATAACACACAATGAATTTTTCTTACTTACAAAGGCTTATGAAAATTGTAAGGACTTTTTCATAAAACATTAACAAAAAACTATTATATATATATGAAGATTAAAATAAACGTACCTACATCAATAAACGAAATAACATTAGGACAGTATCAAAAGTATTTAAAGATAGCAGAAAACAATCCAGATGGTAATTTCTTGGATGCTAAAATGATTGAAATCTTTTGCGGTATTCCTTTATCTGAAAGCTATAAATTAAAGATGAGTAGCGTTACTGCAATACTTGATATACTAAATGAATTACTTAACCAAACACCTCATCATATAGAACGTTTTGAAATGGATGGCACTGAATACGGTTTTGCACCAGACTTGAACGAATTAAGTTTAGGTGAATATATTGATTTAGATAACAATGTTTCAAATTGGGATTCTATGCACGTTGCAATGAATGTATTATACAGACCAATCAAAGTAAGTAAGGTTGGTAAATATAATATACAAGACTATGATGTAGCTAATCCAGAAGCAATGAAAGATATGCCTTTAGGGGCAGCAATTGGTTCAGTTTTTTTTTTGTACAATTTAGGGATGGAGTTATCGAAGCATACGATTCTTTATTCCAACAATCAAACGGAGATGGAGGTTATTCAAAATCAGCTAACTTCGGAGCAAAATGGGGTTGGTATCAATCAATTTATGGACTCGCTGGCGGAGATATTACAAGATTTGAAGATATCACTAAACTAAATGTGCATCAATGTTTTACGATGCTATCATTTATGAAAGAAAAAGCAGAGATAGAAGCACAACAAATAAAAAGTAAGTTTTAAAATGAAAGGATTTTATCAAGTAACCGAAACAATAAAGAACCAACTGTTAGCAGATGTAAATGTGAATACAGTAACAACTGGAGATATCACAAAAATAGATTTATCGAAGCAAACAATGTTTCCTTTATCACACATTATAGTTAATAATGTAGGTAACGAAGATAATATATTGCGTTTTAGTTTATCAGTTTTAGCTATGGATGTAGTAAACATTTCTAAAGAAAAAATTGTAGATGTATTTATAGGTAATAATAACGAGCAAGATATATTAAACACACAATTAGCAGTATTAAATAAGTTGGTGCAAGTTTTAAGAGGTGGTACATTATATCAAGATTTATACCAATTAGATGGCACACCAAACTTTGAACCTTTTTACGATAGGTTTGAAAATGAAATGGCTGGTTGGGCATTAACATTTGATGTGATAATACCAAACGATATAAGTATATGTTAAGCAATGTTAAAGACGAACTAAATAGATTTGCGAAGTATGTAATATCACAATCAAGGGCAAACTTAACAAGACAGAAAAAGAACAGTTCTAAAGAACTTTATAACAGTTTAGATTCAGAAGTAAAGGTAAGTGCTAATAGTTTTTCTTTGAGTTTCTTAATGGCTGAATACGGAGTGTTTCAAGATAAAGGTATAAGTGGTGTAAAAAAGAAATATAATACAAAGTACGCATATACAACTAAAATGCCACCACCATCAAAAATGGATAAGTGGATTGTAAAAAAAGGTATTGCACCAAGAGATAAAGATGGTAAGTTTATAAGTAGAAAGTCTTTACAATTTATGATTGCAAGAAGTATATTTAACAATGGTATTAAACCAAGTTTATTTTTTACTAAACCATTTGAAAAAGCATTTAAAGGATTGAATAAAGATTTAGTAGAAGCATATAAATTAGATGTTGAAGCATTAATGAAAAACAGTATAAATAATAAATAAGATGGCAATAAATTTAAGAGGTCCATATTACGTAAGCACATCAATACCAAATACTGCTTACGCTACATTGGATATATCTGTTTGGAGTGGAGATAAAAACACACCAGTAACTGCACAATATAGTTTAAGAAAGAATGTAGTTGGTTCAAGCGTAATAGTGCTTTTTGAAATATCAGAATTAGTTAGAGATTATTTAGAAATTACATTTGATGGGGATTATACTGGACAAACTGTATGGGTGCAATTAGCACATACTGCTTACGCTACATTGGATTCATCTGATGTTGTTCTTTATGCAAATACTGGTACAAGTATTGCTTTTGATGGATATTCTTATTTTGAAGAAGGGTCTTTACCTTTAGATTATATTTCTTTATTTATTAGTAATAGAGAATTATTTGTTTTAGAAGATAATACTTTTAGAATACCTATTAACACAAATAACAATCCAACAGTTGTTTTTTATAAAGATGGAGAAGTAATTGCATTTCAAACATTTAGTTCAAGTACTGAAAGTTCTGAGCAAATAAAGTATGTTTCTATTTATGAAGATGATTTTAATTACGATACATTTCAAGAAAGAGTTACAGATGCTAATGGAACTTACGAATCAAACGCTTGTTTACTATCATTCTTTGACAATTACTCAATTGGTGCAGTTGATAAAATAACTGTTTCAAATGATATAGGAATAGAAACTATAAAAGTAAACGTAATTGAAGAATGTAAATATGAGCCAAAGAAAGTAACATTTATAAATAAGTTTGGTGCTTTACAAGATATGTACTTCTTTAAAAAGTCTAAAGAAAATTTAAGTATTAAAAAAGAATCTTATAAATCTAATATAATAGGTGCTTTCGGACAGTATAGTAAAACCAATCACGTTAACAGAAATTTTAATGTTGTAGGTAGCGAATCAATTTCTTTAAGTAGTGGTTATTTAAGTGAAGAATATAACGAAGTATTTAAACAGTTGATGCTTTCTGAAAAGGTTTGGGTAACAAACATATTAGAAACTGGCGAACAAGTATTACCAATAAATGTTAAAACAAGTAGCATTGCTTATAAGACATCTGTTAATGATAAATTAGTAGAATATACAATAAAATTTGACAAATCATTTGATACTATAAACAACATTAGATAAATGCAACAAATACAACTATATATTGAGGGGCAAAGAGTTGATATGTTTAAAGATGAAAGTGTTTCTATAACGCAATCTATTCAGAATGTAAAAGACCCATCAAAGATATTTACAGACTTTTCTAAAACGTTTAATTTACCAGCATCTAAAACAAATAATAAGATTTTTAAACACTATTATAATTTTAATATTGTTGGGGGTTTTGATGCACGTACAAAAAAGGATTCAAATATAGAATTAAATAATACACCATTTAGAACTGGTAAAATAAAACTTGAAGGAGTTGATTTAAAAGACAATAAACCACATACATATAAGATAACATTCTTTGGTAATACGGTTACTTTAAAAGATACTTTAGGGGAAGATAAACTTGGTAATTTAAGTTGGTTAGATAATTTCGTTCAATCTTATTCAAGTGCAAATGTAAAAAACATTTTACAAAATGGTACAAATATAACTGTTGGAGGAACATCATATCCAAACGCAATTACTTGTCCGTTAATATCTGTAACAACAAGATTGTTTTATGATAGCGTAGCACATACAAACGGAGATGGGAATCTTTATTATCATACTGGAGGTGGAAACAATTTACACGGAGTTTTATGGAGTGACTTAAAATACAGTATACGTTTAGATTTAATCGTAAAAGCTATTGAAGAAGAATATCCAACCATTCAATTTAGCGATGACTTTTTTAATCAAACAAATTCTGCGTATTACAACTTGTATATGTGGATGCACAGAACAAAAGGAGTTGCAAAAAGTTCTACAACCTCTACACCATTATATTCTGAATTAGTTAGTAATTTATTTGCACCAACTGGTACTTTTATACCAAACATAAATAATAACGGAACATCGGTTAATTTATCTGTACCAAGCCAATTTTCAACACCAGTTACAAATTCAACTGTTACAGTAAACAATGCTTCTATTAATGCTTATAATGTAGTTGTAAGACTAAACGGTAGTATATACCGAACAGAATCAAATGAAATAGGAAATCATTCTTTTAGTTTAAATAATATGCCAAATGGAAGTTGGACAATAACTTTAGAAAGTGTAACATCAAATACTTTAACTGTTGATTGGGCTTTTACAAGTGTACAAGAAGAGGGTTCTTATAGTGCTACTTTAAATTCTTCAACTGTTCAAATAAATGAAATATTTTCTTTTTACCCAACACAACAATTACCAGAATTAAAAGTAATAGATTTTCTTACTGGTCTTTTTAAGATGTTTAATTTAACTGCCTATGTAGTTGATGACATTATAAAAGTTACCACGTTAGATGCTTTATATGCAACGTTTGAAACCTATGATATTACTAAATATGTAGATGTTAATTCTTCAATAGTAAATATAGCGCTTCCATATAAACAAATAAACTTCAATTATGCAGATTACAAAACTTATTTGGCAAGTGTTTTTAATCAGTTAAATAATAAAGAGTTTGGAGAATTAGAATACAAAGGAGAAGGTGATTTAACTTGGGTTGGTAGTGATTATAAAATAGACTTACCATTTCAAAAAATGATGTATGAGAAGCTAACAAACCAAAATGGTGGATGGGCAACAAGCATTCAATATGGTTTAATGAATGACGATAATTTAGAACCTTACATTGGTAAGCCTTTAATTCATTATGTAAATTTAAGACCAAACGGAAGTACAATTATTTCTTTTAGAGATTCAGAGACTACTCACTCACAAGTTACAAGGTATTACATTCCTTTAAATAGTAATGGTATAACTGGAACACAGCAATCTTTACATTTCAGTGCTGAGATTGATGAATATGCTTTAATTCAAAACAACGAAACCTTGTTTAAAAATTACTACAAAAATTATATCAAAGATGTATTTAATGAGAAGCGAAGAATATCTAAGGTAACAGCTTACTTACCATTGCGAATTTTACTGAAGTACACATTAGCAGATCGGTTTATAATCGCTGGACATTCCTATAAAATCAATTCAATAACAACAAATTTAGAAACTGGAAAGTCTGAATTAGAACTACTAAATGAAGTATGATAAAAGAAATATTAGATTTATTAAAAGATACAGACTGCAAAGCAAAAGTTGTTCAATTAGCAAAGGGAAAAAATAAGTTTCCAGATAGTTTTAAAGAAGTATTTACAAGACAAAAACAAGAAATAGAATGGAAAAAATAGTTGTTGAATTAGAAGCAAAAACAGACAAGGCTATAAAAGGAATTGATGACATTGCAAAGAGTGTAAAAGACTTAAATAAAACAGTTACAAAAGGCAACAAAGATACTGCTGATGGTTTAAAGAGTGTTGAGAAGTCAAGTAATTTAGTTGGTAAAGGAATTAAAGGAATTGGTACTGCAATAAAGGCTGCTGGTATTGGTTTGGTTATTGGATTACTTGCTACTTTAAAAGACTTATTTGAGCAAAATCAAAAAGCAGTTGATTTATTTAATGTTGTTTTTGAAACTTCTGCAAATGTAGTTGGTCAAGTTGTAAATGCTTTCACAGATATTTATGACGCACTAACACAATCAAGCGAACAGTTTGATTCACTTGGAAAAGTAATGAGTGGTTTAATGACAATTGTATTAACTCCGTTTAAAAATACGTTTTATGGAATTAAATTGGCTTTACAATCAGCACAATTAGCTTGGGAAGAATCTTTCTTTGGAGATAAAGACCCAGCAACAATAAAAGCCTTAAATGATTCTATATTAGAAACAAGAACTAATATTTTTGAAGTTGGAGTTGCAGCAAATAAAGCTGGTTCTGATATTTATAATAACTTCAGTGAAGCAGTAACAGAAGTTGGTAATGCTGGAAAAACAGTAGTAAAAGAATTAAGTGAAATTAGTGTATCTGCTGCATATAATACTGCAAAAGCAAATGTTGAATTACAAAAGTCTGCTGAATTAGCTGCTGCAAGACAAGGATTAATATTTGAAACTTTTGACAGACAAGCAGAAAAGTTAAGACAAATAAGAGATGACGAAACACGATCTATAACAGACCGTAAAAAAGCAAATGACGAATTACTTATAAAGATTCAAGAAGCGGAACAAAGTATGTTGGCACAAGCTAAAATGCAATTAGATTTAGCAAATCAAAATCTTCAAAAAGACAAAGACAATATAGAATTTAAAACTGCACAAATAGAAGCTACAAAAGAATTAGCTGGTATTGAAGCGCAAATAGAGGGTATTCGTTCAGAGCAAAAATCAAACGCTTTAGCATTAGATAGAGAGTCTTTAGAATTAACAAATTCAAAGATTGATGCTGATGCAGAGTTAAATGCAAATAAAAAACAGTTTGAAGCAGAGCAAATAGAAAGCGAATTTGCAAGATTAGAAAGACAAAAAGTATTAAACGAACAAGAATTAGCTTTAGAAACTGAACGTTTAGAAAATAAAAGAAATTTATATAAAGAGGGTACAATTGCTTTTCAAGATGCACAGAATGAATTAACTGCATACCAACAAGCCAACGGACAAAAACAAACTGAAATTGATAAGGCAATAGGAAAGTCTAAAGAAAAAATTGCTTTAGATTCTCTTGGTGCAATTGCTGGTGTATTAGGACAAAATAGTAAGTTTGGAAAAGCGTTAGCGATTACAAGTGCTATTAGAGATACATATACTGGAGCAAACAAAGCTATTGCACAAGGTGGTATTTGGGGAGCAGTTGCAGCCGCTGGAGTTATAGCATCTGGGTTTGCAAACGTTAAACAAATAGTTGGTACAAAAGAACCAGCAGCACCATCATTTGCAAGAGGTGGCGGAGGAAGTTCTGCATCAGCACCTACAACAACACCATCTTTACCACCAGCTTTCAATATAGTCGGAGCAAGTGATACAAATCAATTAGCATCTGCAATAGGTGGACAATCACAAGAACCGGTTAAAGCGTATGTAGTTTCTGGAGATGTAACCTCTGCTCAATCAATGGATAGAAATATTGTTGAGGGTGCTTCAATTTAAAAACACAAAAAATAACAAATAAAGTATTATATAATTATGAAAATAATAGAATTAATTTTAGATGAAGATGAAGCAATCGGAGTAGAAGCAATTTCAGTTGTAGAAAATCCAGCAATTGAATCTGATTTTATAGCACTTAATAATCAAGAAATTAAACTTGCAGAGATAAACAAAGAAAAACGTTTATTAATGGGTGCTTTATTAATACCGCAAAAACCTATTTACAGAAAAAGTGGTAAAGAAGAATACTATATTTTCTTTTCAAGAAAGACAGTAGAAAGAGCATCACAAATGTATTTGCAAAATGGTAACCAATCAAATTCAACATTAGAACACGATTCACAATTAAAAGGATTAACATTAGTTGAAAGTTGGATAGTTGAGGACAAGGTAAAAGATAAGACTGCATTGTATGGTTTAGATGTACCAGTAGGAACTTGGATGGGTTCTGTAAAAGTTGACAATGATGAAGTTTGGAATGACTATGTGAAAAGTGGTAAAGTAAAAGGTTTCAGTATTGAGGGATATTTTGCGGACAAATTAGAAAGACCAAACGAAGAAATAGAAGAAAACCTATCAGCAGAAGAAAAGCTAATTGAAGAACTTAAAAAAGCATTGTCATAATGAGGGCGGTTTATTGTAAATGTTTAAACACTTACTCAATAGAGTGTAAAACAAATCCAGTAAAAGGATGTGAAACCCCAGAGTATTGGAAGCAAGGAATAGGAAACATTAGCAACACAGACGAAGAATAAATTTAATTAATATATAACTATGAACACACAAAGAGAAGTATTTAAAAAATTATTTAAGGAAGAGAAAACAGAATTGGCAACGCAGAAAGTTGAGTTGGCAAGAAAGCCTCAATCTATTTTAAAAGATGTAAAAAAGTTAGATTCAAAACTAAAATCAGAAGAAGGTAAAATTGATAAAATTTATTTAAACTACAAAAACGCTCAAAAGGAATTTGTGAAATTAATGGATAGTATAAATTCTGACCTTGATAAATATGAAGATGATTTAAAAGATATTATGGATGTCGCTCAAGAAATAGGTTTAGATGGTAGACAAATAGATGGATTTACAGAAACTGCTAATTTGATATTAGAAATTACAAAAATATCAAATCAAAATAAAAAGTTATATCCAAGTGTTTAATTTTAGACATTAATTAAAAACCAAAACGCAAAATATTAACTAAATTTTATTATATAACTATGAACACAAATCAAACATTAAACAAAGTTAGAACTTTGCTCGGTATCGAAGTGAAGTTGGAACAAATGAAGCTTGATAATGGTGCTGTTTTAGAAGCAGAAGTATTTGAAGTTGGTGCAGAAATCTTTGTCGTTGCAGATGAAGAAAGAGTTGCAGTACCAGTTGGAGAATATGTTGCAGAAGATAGTTCTACTATCGTAGTTTTAGAAGAGGGCGTAATTGGAGAAATCAAAGAAGTTGGAGCAGAAGAAGAAGCACCAGTAGAAGATGAAGCACCAGTTGAAGAAGATTTATCTACGGAAACTGCAACACCTAAAAAAGTTGTTGAATCAATAAGTAAAGAAACTTTCTTTTCTGAAATTGAAAAGTTAAGAAATGAAATCAACGAACTAAAACTTGCAAAGGTTGAAGTAAAAGAAGTTAAAGAAGTATCTGTTGAATTATCTTCTGATGAAGTTGAGGGAATATCTCACAATCCAGAAAACGAAACAAGTAAAAAAGAGTTAAACCTTTACTCTCAAAAAGGTAAGAATAACACAATTAATAGAATTTTTAACAAATTAAATAAATAAAAAATGAGTTTATCAATTACAAGTACTTACGCTGGGGAATTTGCTGGGAAATATATTTCTGCTGCACTTTTATCTGGAAACACAATTGCAAATGGATTAATCGAGGTTAAGCCAAATGTAAAATTTAAAGAAGTTTTAAAAAGAGTTAGTTTATCTGGTGCTATTGCAAACGCAAGTTGTGATTTTATAGATGCTGGAGCAGTTGTTTTGACTGAAAGAATTATAGAGCCAAAAGAATTACAAATCAATTTAGAACTTTGTAAGACACCTTTTCAATCTGATTGGGATGCAATTGAAATGGGATATTCTGCTCACGACAATATGCCTAAAACTTTTTCTGATTACTTTATCGGTTTAATGGCTGCTGAAATTTCTGCACAAACAGAGACTGATATCTGGAGTGGAACTGCTGGAGCTGGAACATTTGATGGTTTTGCCACATTATT